CCGCCGTAACATGCCAGAAATTCATCGGTTGTTAACGGGCTGATTCTACCATCAGTATTTATCAATTCATACATCTTCATGCGAAAAGAGTTGGTTTGTTGTAAGATGTGCGTTTGTGCGATCTGAATGCGTTCCATGGTGTTAAAACCAGGATATAATTCAGCATCATATGGTTTGGGTGCGGGCCTGAAACCATTGATAGTTTTAGTAAAGAATACTCTCTCCAAAATTGCATGCGAAACGCTATCGACGTCATTATTGGGTATATCCCATTGTGGTCCATTTCCGCGGTTTACGCGAAAATAGACCCTGCTCTTTCGAGCAACTGCCTGCCTAGCCCGTTTTACTTGGAATGTGTTACCACCTCCATAAAATGTGTAATTGTCATTCATCTCTCTGACAAGATCATTACTAACACCTGATGTTGAAGAGGTTCCGTTCAAACGGGCTAAGCGGCTTCATCCGCTCGTAGGAAGCACAACCTGTTGGTTGCGCTCCCCCTGTCGAGAATTCGCTCCTAGTGTAGCAAGCATTTCTCTTGCGTCAATTGACTCTTGTGTTGGTATCCAAAACATGCCCGAAGCATATTGGATCAATAACTCAGAATCACATTCACGTAGATTAATGTAATTTGCCGCTCCACTTTTGCGATTTGCTGCCACCCTCCTAGCGATATCAGATCTAACAAGAATACGGTTATTTGGTGTATCCTCTATGGTTCCTAATCTTTGTCTCGCTTGAGATGCAATTTCTCCCGACAGAACGGGAATTCGGTGAACTTTACGTTTTCTGTTGCGTTTTCTCCTCTTGGAACTAACGTGAACGCATTGTTCATCGAATCGGGATGGTGGTGTTTCCCTATGTTCATTTGTATTCGTGATGCAGTTTGTTACCGGTTGATTAATAACCAAATCGCTATCAACCACTGCAAGTAATGCCCCAACCTCCATGGGGTCTTCATTTGGCTCAACCCAATCAACAATGTTATTGTTAACTGATTGAACCACACGCCAACAACAGTGAACGTCTCTGTTGTTGGTAGTTTTAGGTAGTAGTTTTGCTTGCCAAGCCGCTACTGACCTACGGATTCTCTGAATCCAAGTCTGTTGTTCATCATACACGTCACCACTGACTTCAGCACCATAACCCATGTTAGGTGCGAAATCACTTGACTCTGTGATTGTATGACGTTCAACGTCCTTGGATCGGGAGAACCCCGACGTTCCAGTGGTACCACTCACTGGTTGGTCTCTGCCTTCG